GTTCCTGCTCTTGTACCATCTGCGGTTGTTGTGCCTGCTACTGAGTCAATAGTTATAACTAATCCAGTGGCATTAGCATTATTAGTTCCTGCGTAATTTTGTACTGAATTACTACTATGTGTAGCTGTTTCAGTTGCTGCGTAAGCAGAACCCCTAAAGTTATTAGGAATATTTACTGTTGCTACTGGACCGGTTGAGCCTCCTCCAGTAATAGATGCTACCATTACTTTGAAGTCGACACCATTACTAGAGCCAACATTAGTCAGTGTTACAATATCACCTACAGCATAATTAGAACCTGCAGTAGATACGTGGCAAGTTTTTACTCCGCCAGTTGGACCTACTCCATTTACTGAGCTTACAAATACTTTGGTATTTCTTGATAGATTTAAAGCCATTGCTTTCTCCTATTTATTTTCTTTGAAAGTACATTATTAGATGTTTATCTGTTATGTAATTTCTATTAATACCTACACGCTACAAGTAGTTCGCCTATTGCTAAAGGTGCCATAACACCTTCATCAGTCGATAACGATTGTAACGTTAAGGAAGTCGTTTTTAAGTTTGGGCTTACGGTATCATCATAAGTCAAAACATCATTTTCGTCTATTACTCTTTCAATGTCTTCCATTAAAGTAGCTAAGACTTCCTGTGAATCTTCTTGGTCTTCAACATAAACTCTTATGTCTAAACTTAAAAATCTCCACTTAAATTCACCTGGTTGATACTGTCTAGTCTCGTCTCCGGCGACTATACAAACTTTCGGATATTCTTGGATTTGGTCTAAGAATATCATATGCCCGTGAACGTTGTTAAATACATTTGAATTAAATGGAAACTGTCCATCAATTCCGTTTATTTCTTTTACTAGTGCATCTACTATTTTCTTTCTTGCTGTTCTATATATAGATGACATTATGTTCTCCTAAGTCTATTAAATTTTGTTTCGGTATATTGAACTGCTAAGTTTCTTATACTCTTTGCTATTAGAGTCTTAGGATTATACCCTAGAGGCCATCTTCGTTGGCCTGTGTTTTCAAATGTTTGGTAAGGATTAAGTTGATATGTATAATCTCCCGTTATTCCTTTTGCTGTCTCTCTTAAATCTAATAATTCGACACTGTTTGAGAATCTACCAGTTCTATTCATTAGTGCTGGTCTTCCCATATTTCTTCTAACCTCTGCTGATAATCTTCTATTAATTAAAGTTTTCAGTCTTATGACGCTTACTTGATCTTCTTTTTCTGATCCGGACTCTGCCATTACTTTTGCGGCAAGAGGTGGTACTTTTAGTTTACCTGCTTTTGATATAGCTTTTTTAAGCCTTTTACCTTGTGGGTTTCTACTAGATTTCTTTTTTGGTATCTTCTTCTTAGTATTACTTTTGTAAGATTTCTTTTTCTTTCCAGCGGCTACATCAGTAAGCTGTTTCATAACTTCACCAGTTATAGCTTTTGATCCACCAATATCACCAAAGTTAGGGGCATATTTTTCAAGTACTCCTGCTAATTTATCTTCTTTCTTACTTTCTAAAGATTTATTTAGACTAGTTCCTAGTATATATTCTGCGGGATTTTTAACTGATTGTTCTTCTAGTACAATTCTTTGTTGTATTTTTCCAGTTAAGCCATTTACTTCTTTAACTTTAGTTATAAGATGACTATCTTGATCATTACTTGCAAAATACTCGTCTAAGGCTCTATCTACATCTGCTATATCATTTCCCGAAAAGTTTTTTATATCCATTTCGCTGACTGCTTTAGATGCTATCCATAGTTGTCTAATTTTTTCAGTTAATGCTTTAGCTTGTGCTTGTGTTGATTTAAATGTAGTTTTAACTCCATCTGGAACATCCCTTTTAGGTAGTTTTACTGATGAGTTTTTTCCTGCCATTAACCAATCTTGATCTGCATTTGCTATTCGATTTAGCTCTACATACATAACATAAAGTCGTTGTGATAATATTCCAGAACCTTGATGACTTACTGTTACATTCTTAGCAACTAAATTTGCAATACTATTATAGGTATTTCTTAATGTAGCTGTATCTAATACTCCCGGTGTACCGGCTGCATTAGATGCTTGATTTGCTCTTTCTATCCATTCTTGGACGTCTTGTAAGTGTCCTTTTCCCATTTGATTTATAAATTTTTCAAAATCATGTATAGGAGTTTGTGTCTTTTCTTCAACTGCTTTTCTTATTTCTTCGTTAGAACCTTGTAATACATCACTGATTCCTAAATTTATATCCCTTAATTTAATTTCTGAATTCTTTTGAACACTAGCTATTCGTTTTTTAACAGACATTAGCTATAGATTTTATACATATCAAGTATTCGTTTGATATGATCTGGAAAACCTATATTACCTGATAAACTAGAACTTATTGGGTTTTCTACCATTGCTCCTGCAATTTGCATTCTTTCTTTTCTTTCGTCTTTTAAGTAGTACTTGATTAAATCAAATACTGCTAGTTTTAAATCTTCTGGAGTGCTAGTATAACCTGCTGTATATACTACCTTAACACTCTTGTGACCTTTTGGCCAGTACTTAGTACTTGAGTCACTCGTACGAGTAACACTATCAGAATCGTCATTGACTACATATTCATATTTACCACTATTATTGGAATTTTCCGTAATGAGGGTGACATATGGGTCTGCTTGTCCTGTTCGTTCTTGTACTGAAGTTACACTTATAATGGGAGATTCTTCCAAAATAATTGTATCGACTAAATCATCTTTAATTGTAAAGTATTCAGTCTTGGCACTACTTGCGTAGTCGATTATAGTACTTGCACAATAACTTTTTACTAACTGACTTACGTTATCAATAATAGTATTGATTCTTGCGTCATTTTGAACTCCCTGTAATCCAGCGAAGTCTTTGTATTGTTGTAATGTTACTAAATCTGCCATAATTTTTTCTTAAAAACATTGGAGGGAGTTAAACCCCCTCCAAATATTCGCATTAGCTATTAACTAGCTTTGTACTGTAGTGCCCAAGTTGAAGTAGAAGCATCAATCATATCGATGAATCCAATTCTTTGAGAAGCAACAAGTACTCGTCTCTGATTAGCTACTTCGTAGTCAGATTCGATTGTTACACCTCTTAATCTAGGCATTAGATAATTCTTTGCATAAACTGCTGCACCATAGAACTTTCCAGTTGCTGGTGTTTTGAATTCGTCACAGACGATGACTTTAGAGCCATAGACTGAACCAATTTCGCCACGTAGTTTAACTGCCTCTGAACCAACTAGATTAACATCTTGGAATTCTGCATCTTGTAATAAGTTGAAGTATTCTGTTGTGTTAATGATGTATACTACATCAGCTGGATTCATACCATATTTACCCATGTTCTTTCTAGCTTTTAATAAATCAAGAGCTGTTAAAGATTCTGAAGCAAATGCAGTTGCGGATTGAGTTTTGTTAGAACCAGCCATAGTGATTAGTCCTTCGAAAGCTGCTCCACTTGTACCGTAAACGCCGTCTGCATGGTTACCCAAGAGTAGTGCGTTTTCAATACCTCTTGCGTGTGCTCTAACGATTGATTCACGAATCAATGGTAGAATTGGCAAGATTGCATCTTCTTCTGTCTCATTACCTAAGTAGGATTGTGAGATGAGTTTTTTGGTTGAAAGAGTTCTTTCAGTTAAGTCAATACCTGACATTGTTGAGTCATAAGTATCGCCTCTTTCTTCCAAGTTACCATGTGGGGAAGTCCCGGTAGCTGTTTGGTTAGCTGTAAATTCAGCGTACCCAGCATCTGGTAGAATTGGAATGATTTGAGTAGCTGAAGTCATTTGGATTTCTCTAAATAACGGAGCTAATACTAGTTCTAATTGAATATCTCTTTCGATATTAGTTGAAACTGTTTGCTCAAAATCAGCGGATGAAACACCAACACCTGAGTGTGCGTTTACTTTTTCCATTGTGTTGTGTGCAAGTTTAGTATCCCAACCTTTACCTGTGGCTAAACCCATTACGTAAGCGTCATCAATATCTGCTTCGAATGCTTTTTTCCAGTCGCCATTTTGTCTGTCACC